GTTCGGATTTGCTGGGGGCCGCATGACAGCCCCGTTCCGATTCACCCCAATTCGCCCATGTGCGCGGCATGTCTTTCTGGCCTTCCTCGCCGGACCATGCGAAGGCTTCTTCGATCCTACAGATACATCGGCGGCGGCGAAGCGGCGTATGGGTTGGAGTATCGTCTCGCTGTAGAAGAAGTCAAGGTCTACTGGCGGGACCGCACGTCGAGGTTGATTACTCCGTAGTAACTGGTAACTCAATGCCCCTTGAAAAGTACATGCCGTATCGTCGCTGCCCCACTTGTGCGGGGCGAGGCTTTCTGTGTCGGGAGTGCGGTGGTGTTGTGGAATCATCTCCTCCCGCGAAGATTTGCCCCAAGTGTCATGCCGCCCTTTTGTGCGCGACTTGCCGGGCACGTCACAAGAAGCGCGGGTGTAGCGCCCCACGCTTGATCTGGACTCTCCCCCCGAAACCTTAGTAGTCGATGCGGCGGAAGAGGAATTGTCCTATGGTCATGTATCGAGCGGCAATTATTAGATCGTGCACCGTGTGCCGTCCTTCTGCTGTGGGGCCGATGGCACGCCGCGTCGGCTCTGCCCCCACCCAGATATCGCACCACCCGCCGTTGTAAAGGCGTTGGGTGGTTTCCGTATTTGCGTTACTTTGTAGTAGCTGGACGCCCGATTTGTGGGCGGTGTGCATGGCGTCCCGAAGTCGGACTTGATCAAACCCGGTGAATCCGGCCTTGCTGTACGCAGTGAAGTCGGAGGTATCCCCTTGGGTGCAGTAAGGTGGGTCGAGGTACACGAAGTCTCCGGGCTTGGCATATTGGTGAAGGCACGCCTCGAAGTCCATGCTCAGGAGCTGTGTGTTCTGGAGCGCGGACGAGACCTGAAGGAGTCGGGCCTTCGATGGGCGTCGGAAGGGGGCGCATCTCCCCCACGGGGCGTTGAAGAATCCCTTTCGGTTGACGCGATAGAGACCGTTGAAGTTGTTCTTGTTCAATGCCAGAAAGCGTGCGGCTTGGGAAACCGTCCTGCTGCTCAGGTGTTTGTTGAAGTCGTCCCGCGTTTCATAGTATAGGGCTTCTTCCCGGCCTTCACTTCGGCTTTCTATTTGCTTCAGCGCGTGGAAGATTTGTCGGGGGTTGTCTCTTAGGTTTTGGTAGGTTGCGATTAGTTCCTCGTTGGAGTCGTTCAATATTGCCTTTTTGTTGTACCCGCAGGATCTAAGAAAGAAAAACACCGCCCCGCCCCCAACGAAGGGTTCTAGGTAGTTGTTGAAGTTGGCGGGGAATAGGTAGCGGAGTCGGGGAAGGTCTTGGGTTTTGCCGCCTGCCCAACGGAGCAGACCGAGATTCTTTTCTTTCATGGTTGAATAGTTCTGAAGGCAAAGAAAAACCCGGCCCCATGGCCGGGTTTCCTGTTGTGTTGAACGACGGGCGATCAGTGTTGAAGGATCAGTATGGCCGTCGAAGGGTGGGTGGTCGGGTTGCTGAACTGCGGCAGGCTCCATGTTGCCCTGGGCATGGTGATCGGGAAGAACCAGCGGGTGGTGAGTGCGCTCGGCGCCGAAGACGAGTAGGTGTTGGCCTGGTTCGTCGAGCCCGTGGGGCCGTTTCGTCCGACGAAGTTGTGGAACGTGAAGGCTCCAGTCACCGGCTTCGTGGCGGTGCTGGCCTGAAGGTTGAGCCCGAACCTCACGACCATGGTGGTGGGGAGAGCCACGCTGACGGAGCCGGAAGTCCGGACTACCGTGAGCTGAGCACTGTGGATCATGTCTGGCCGGGAGAGCGCGGAAGTGTTGGGTAGGGTGACCGTCGAATTGGCGGGGACGGTGATCGGGCCGATGATGGTGGTGCCCTGGGCCATGGCCGGTGCGGGAAGAAGGAAGGCGCCGATCAGGAGGATCGAAAAGACGGTGAGCAGGAAGGGGGTTCGGTTCATCGCAGAAGTCTCCTTTGTAGGAAGGGGGGTGGGTGGTGGGGAATTCGGACTGGGGGCGGGGGTGGCGCCGGGCGTGGGGACCTCCTCATTTTCCTTGTCGTCGGTGGGGTCGGCGGCGGGGTTCTGGATCTCGAACATGGGTTCTCGTGTCGTGTTCATGGTGTGCTGTCCTTTTTTTTCCGTTCGGATATCTTCTTGGTATGGAATTCAGCAACAGGGCGGTAGCCTGCATGCGTCTGGCAAAGGCTCGCCGCGTTAGATCAGAGCTATCCCGAAAGAAGAAAGAACAGGCGGTGCTGGATAAGCAGCGTCGAAACCTTCAGCGCGAGAAGGGCATAACGCTTCCCAAGAAGGCGGATCGTTCCGTTTTGGAGTTTTTGGGCGGGCGAACGCTTCTCGCCATGACCTCGCCCGTGGTGTCCCCCGACGAGGCGGAGTTGACTCGAATCCTTTATCGGTTGCGAAAGAGTAAGCCGTTGAAGGGCGGGCCTCGGGAAGACTACATGGCGTGGCGCCTGGAACGTCGTCGCGTGGTTCGCGAGATGATGTATGCCGGGTATTCATTGGAGGACATCGAGGCGCGGATGGGGGAGACGAAGCACATCATCAAGAAAGATGTGCAGATGATTCGGGACTTCGAGGAACAGCGCCTCGAACGTCCGGTGGATCAAAAGCACGCTTACTTGACTCTGGTGGACGCTACCAACATCTATATCGCCAAGCTCCATCGCACCCTGGAAGTGGCGTTGATGGGGCACGTCCAGACGGAGACGGAGAAGCCTCTTCATGAAGATTCCGATAACGACGAAGTAATTGGATCGGGACGCAGGGGCGGTAGCCGGTCGCGTCAAAAAGTCAAACAGAGTGGCCCGGCGTGGGCCGCTGTTACGGCGATTCAAGGCAACATCCTCCAGGCCCTAAAGTTCCTGCGAGAGCTTCAGTACCTGGACAAGGCGGGAGCTGGTGGTCGGAACCCCAGTACCGAGATGTCGGTCACGGGAGACATGTACGACGACAACTTGACGAAGCTGGCTGCGCTCATCAAAGATCGAAAGGGTCGGTTTCGTATCAGCTCTTTGGAACTCCTCGGGCCGGTGGAGGAGACAGCCAAAGACGTTACCCCACCGCTCCCGACACCTTCAGCGTCTGGCGCCTCCTCGGAGTCCTTTGAGGATGACGATGACGAAGAGGACGACAACTGATGTCTCAGCCCAAGAGCCTGTTCCAGCGCGAGGTGGATCTGCAAGACCAGCTCTCTGCTTTCGAGAGAGAAGATCCAGAGGGTGCCGCCTTGCTCGGGTACTACGCCAACCATGAGCTGGTCGGCTATGCCCATCTGAATCATGTCTGTGAGAACGGAAAGAAGGTGGATCTCAGGCGGCGTCCATATGCGCGTCGTTGGTGGGAACGCGCCCACCTGGAAAACCATCGGGTGAACAAGGGTTGTGTGCAATCTGGTAAGACGGAGGAGTTGACGTGCGAGACCCTTTGGCACGCCGAAGAGGGCCGTCCTGTAATCTACGTAATGCCGAATAATACCCTAAAAAACCTGTATGTTCAGAACCGTGTCGATAAGACAATCAAGCGTTCTGAGCACTATCGGAAGATGTCTCGGGGGGCGGACGGCTCCTCTCAGAACATGAGCCAGAAGCACTTTGGCTCGGGTGTTATTCGGTATGTGGGGGCGCAGATGGGGGAATACTTCAAGGAATTTCCGGCCAAGGTACTCGTCATTGACGAGTACGACGAGTCGGAGATTCCGGGGTACTTGCCCATGGCGTTCGACCGTCTGGCGTCGGAAGAGAACGAAGGGGATGTCTGGACCCGGCTTTGTGGGAATCCCACCATTGAAGGGGTGGGTATCGACCTCAAGTACCAAGAGAGCGATCAGCTTCGCTACCGCGTTCCATGCGGGCATTGTCGGCGGAGTGAAACGCTCGACTGGCATCGAGACTTCGTGCGGCAAGTGGACGAGGGCGACTTCGAGCCTTTGGACCCTGACTGGACGCCCGAATCTGGGACAGAGTTGCGGTGCTATTGTCCCTTCTGTGGGAAGCCTAAAGATCGTCTGGCGGCGGGCGATTGGTCAGCCGAGTTCCCTAGTCGAACAACCCATGGATATGAGTTTTCCAAGTTGTTTACGCGGTACAAGTCTCGTGACTTGGCGATCATGTTCTTCCAGTCTCTGGGCAACGCCACGAAGATGAGGAACTTTTACAACTCCTACTTGGGGTTGGCGTTCACCTCCTCGGGGTACGAGTTGACAGAGACAGAGCTTCGCAAGCTCACGGAGCTGAAGCCGTATGACGCTCCTCTGACGGCAACAGGAACTACGATGGGTGTGGACGTAGGCACTCGCCGCCTCCATGTGCGGATCTCGGACTACTCGACCGGAATCCGTCGATTGATTGCGATGTTGGAGGTTCCGATGGAGCCCGGTATGCCGGGTCTGGACATGCTGATGAAGGTGTTCGGTGTTCGACTGGCCGTTGTGGACTCTTTGCCCGAGCGAGCCTCGGCCAAGGCGTTCTGTCAACGTTGGTACGGACGGGCCATGATGGTGGAGTACAGCAAGGCGGAGAATATTTCGGGGTACAAGGTCAAGGAGGAGGACGGCATCTCCACCATCACGGTGGGCCGGACGGAGTTGCTGGACGACACCACGCAGAGCATCTTGCGTGGGTCGGACCTTTTGCCGAGAAACGCCGATGCCCTGCTCGGGGGGGACTTCTTCAAGCAGATGACGGCATTGGTTCGGGTGTATGACGACTCCCGAAAAGTGCCCTGTTTCATCTATCGCGAGCGCCGGGATTCGCACTGTTTTCATGCGACTTCCTACGATTTGCTGGCGGCTCGAATTGACCGGGGGTACGATTACTCCGACGTTATCAACCAGCAGTTGTTGCCAAACGCGCCCGATCAAATACCGGATAACCTCAAGTCGCTTCTGGAGATGAACGCGCCAGGACGGATCGCCTCCATGGCCCGCAGCGGATCTAATCTGCTGTGGGTGGACACGTCTCGGGGCGTTCGTCCTGTTTCTACGGTAGACGATTTGATGGATCGACATTACAACAAGGCGTTCCACAACTGATTACAACGTAGTAACTAAACTCTCATGGCCTCTTCAAAGCTATTCGGGGATCTGCGGTTCAATACGGATCATGCGCTGATCCAAAAGATACACAATCGGCAGTTGCGGAACGAGCTGGATTCGGTGTTGTCGCGCCGAACGGCTCGGGGGTATTATGGCGCTCACGGGGGGGCGTTGGGGACGTGGTACTACGATCTCGTCGCCCATGACGAGCGCCGAACGAAGCGGTACGAAACGTACCAGAACATGCTCAACGACACCCCCGAGACCATGTTGGTCGCGGAGTCGTTGTGCGATGCGGCTCTCCAGACGGAGAAGCGTTCGGTGGATTCGGCGGGCTCTTGCTACGCCGTAGAAGTGACCAGCAAGAATCAGCGGGGAACCAAGCGAGCGCAGGCGGCGGTACAAGCGGCGGACACCGCCACAAGAATCCGCGAGGACATCTGGCCCATCGCCTTTCAGGCGGTGACCCGGGGGGATGACTTTGAAGAGGCGGTGGCGTCTCCGGGCCAAGGAATTACGGGCCTGGAGTATCGCCCGCAAGAAAGTATGCGGATTAACTGGAATTCCCTCGGAGAACCTGATCCGATGGCCCCCTATATTCAGTCCCTTAGCCCGCACGCCCCACCAATCGCCACTTTCAAGCCGTGGCAAATAGTTCATTTCGCCTATCGCCCGGATCGAAGGACACGATACGGAACTTCCATCTTCCAGGGGGCTAGGGCCACCTATACCCAGATGAAGCTCATGGAAGATATGATGGTGGTCGCCTGGGTGGAACGGGCCTTCGTGAAGTACAAGTGGAAGGTGGACACCAAGGGCATCACGGACGAGAACCTTCGTCAGCAATTCATGGAGACGTTCCGGTCTCAGGTCTCCTCCACCTACGAGGTGGATTCGGAGGGGCGTATCTCCTCCCGGTTCAACCCCATGACGCAATCGCGGGACATTTGGCTTCCGGTTGGTGCGCGAGGTGCGGACCATGACGTAGAAGTCATGGGACAGGGTTCTGCGTTTCGTTTCGACGTGGCGGCGCTCAAGTATATGCACGACAAGTTTGTCGTCGGCATCAAGGGGAACAAGACCATGCTTGGTTTCCCCGATGAGAGCGGTCGCGCGGCTCAAGAGGGGGCCTCCATGGGCTTCGCTCGCGCCATTCGCCATCTACAGCAGGACCTCAAGCGCGGGCTGGACTTCTACTACCGTGTGGTCCTCGCCGCCGCCAATATGGATACGGACAGTGTGGTTTTGAGCTACACGTTCCCCTTCATGGGCGCTTCGGATGAGATGGTCCGCGTGAATATGCGCTTGGCGCTTGCGCAGATTGCGACGACCCTTCGGCAAATGCTACCCCCCAAGTTTTTGGTCTCGAAGGTTTTGTCCCCGGCGCTGGACTTGAGTCGTGAGGAGGCTTCTTCTGTGACGGAGTACCTGGAGGAGCACCCGGAGTTGATGGGCGAGCCGCCCAAGTTTGCCGGGTCTAAGGTTCCTTTCCGGGTGAACAAGAAAGGTACGGAAGGCGTCCCGTCTCGGCCCGGATCTACCGGGAAGTCGGGAAGCAAGGGAGGTTCGGCTCGGGGGATGAATCCTGGCCACGAAAGCCAGACCATGGCGGATGAGATGTTGGCGGACGCGACAATTCAGGAATCTTGCGCGATTGTTGGGCGCATGGTTCCGCTCCTTCGTACCTTGCAAGCCTATGGTGGGGGAAACAACACATACACCACGGACCTGGGGCAGAAGCCCAGGTTCAAGATTTGGGAGGCATGACATGCTCAAGTTGACGGAAGACAATCAGTGGGTCATTTCGGAAGGTCTCTGGGAGCTGCCGCCCGAGGAGAGAAAGAAAGTGGAGGGCGAGCTGCGGGCGACGGTACAGAAGCTGTTGTCGTATCTCGGGTTCTCCATCAATATTTCGACCTATGGAAGCGCTTCTCCACTTTCGATGGGCGCCGTCTCCGAGCAGCGGCAGCAGATGGTGGAGGCGGTGATTGTTCGGGAGGTGGCGGCGCAGAAGATCGCCGATTTGTCCAAGCCGTTCTGTTTCACCAACGGTCTGATGGAAACGCTCTCAGAGGTTTCCGGCAAACCGGTGTCGAGCGTGCGTCGGATCGTCGAGGCGACGGCAGGGCGCAAGTTCCTCCCGGCCACCAAGTTCCGGCGAATCGTAACTGCGTTGTCCTCGGACAGCGAGAAGTAAGCGGTGGAAGCCCTTCAGAGTCGAATAGCTTTCGCCGGGCTTCGTCTTCCAGAGAAGGATCTGGACGTATCCGGCTTGTTTCACCTGTCTCTGATGCGGGCGTTCAAGGCTGTCTTGTCGCGGGGCAAGGCGGTTTGTGGCGGCGAAACTAATCCCGAATTTCGAGAGTTCAAGGATGACGCACACCGTATCTTTCAAGAGCACAAGTCGTCATTCATTCGAGCTTTGCTAGGGACAGGACGCGCCGTACCGTGCCCCAATGCATGCGGATCGAGTGACATCTCCCTGCGAAGCGTCCCCGCCTGCCCATGTGGCGGAAGCTCCATCTTACTGGGGCAGGAACCGGAACCGGATTACCTCGAAGTAACGGGTGGAGAGCTATGATTCACGAGCCATTGAATGAAGGTCCGGGCGTTGGGCGCCGACTATTGGTCGAGTATGTTGCCTCGGAATTGGTCCTGGTCGAGACTTCTCGCGTCTCTCTGGAGGAGGCTCAGTCTCTGGCGGGAGAGTTCTTGACAGTCTCCGAGGTGAGGACTCGTCCTCGGGTTCGCGGTATTTTCTCCATCGCGGAGACGAAGAATCAGAACGGTCGGTATTACTCTTGGGATCTTTTGGAGCGGGAGAGGATCAAGGTCTTGGCCCGGGCGAAGCGGGGTTCGGGGATGATGAATGTGGATCACCCTCTGCCCAACATGGACGTGAAGACGGATGAGGGTGTGAAGAAGGTGGCCGTCCCTCAGATTCGAGACGTGGCGGCGATTCTGGAGGATTTGTGGTGGGAGGGTAAGGAGTTGTGGGGGGTGGCGATTCTTTGTAGGAGTTTTTGGGGCAGTCATATTTTGTCGATCCTGGAGGCGGGGGGTAGACCAGGAGTGAGTTCCCGGGGTTATGGGGCCACGGAGAAAAAGGAGATTGCGCCTCATGGCGTGGTCGCAAATGTTCAGGATAACTATTATCTCGACATCTTCGATTTCGTCTTGAACCCAAGTGAAGTTGCAGCGGGAGTGGAATTGGATGAGGTTCTGACACAGGAAATCACGGAAAGAGAGTGCATTACTCTCCGAGAAAGAGGACAGGAGGAATGTATTATGAAGAATCTGAAGGAGTTGCAGGAGAAGTACCCGGACCTGTGCGCCGAACTTCTCAAGGAGAACGCGGCCACGCTTCGCACCTCGATTCTGGAGGCTGAGCTTCCCAAGGCTGTTCAGGCCGAGGTGGACACCATCGTTCGTCGGGCCAACAGTGGTGAGGTTCTGGAGGGCATGCAGAAGCAGACCCTCCAGCTCATCGTTGAGGGCCTGAAGGACATGACCGTTGAGGCGAAGAATCCTTTCGCGAAGAAGGAGGCTGAGGAGGAAGAGGAGGTCAAGGATTCCACGGCGCCCTCCGCCGCCACTGTGATGGAGACGGCTTCGAGCAAGGAGATCAAGCGACGCTTGTTTCTCGCCGAGAACGAGAACGTCGCCCTCAAGGAGTCGCTCGGCAAGATCGCATCGGATCTCGCCAGCCAGAAGGTTGAGACTCACGTCAACCGCGTGCTTGCCGACGTGACGGAGGCGACCGTCCGTTCGTTCGTTTCCGAGCAGATCAAGTTCGCGGCCCCCAAGACCATCGATGAGGCCAACGCTGTCATCCAGCGGTCCCTCGCAGCGGCCAAGAGCCTCCAGTCGGCGGCGCCGGTCGTCGAGAGCACCAAGTCTGGTGCGGGCTTCAGTCACCTGTTGGAGACCCGGGGCTCCCTCTTCGGCGGAGACGATTCCATCGAGGAGTCGCAGGCGTACAAGGACTGGGAAGCCAGGATGAACCCGGGCACCGTGAAGAACGGTAGCAAGGCGACGGAAGGCAACTGAAGGCAGTAGAAACGAGACCTGTACTTGTTGATTCTGGCCTCGGCCAGTGATCGATTGAGGAGGAGAATAGCATGAGCAGCGGCATCGGTTACTCGCCGAGGGCGATGGCAGGTGGGCGGGCTGGCTCGTTCGCGAGCAAGATCCCCCAGATGTACCGTGCGACCCTGGACGGTCTCGCGGAAGATCCCATTCGGAAGGCGCGATGGGATTTCATGTCCGAGGGTCTGGTGGACTCGGCCCGGCAGTCGTTTGAGATCAGCGCCGACAACATGGTCCGTGAGGGACTTCACATCCGACCTGAGATGATCGAGAATTCCAAGATCATGAAGCGGTTTCTCTGGGAGGCCATGACGGCAGCCGACGTGACTCCGTTCGTGACTCAGAGCATCATCCTGATGCGTCACAACCTTCCCGACAACCTGGCCTTCGATTTGGCCGGGACCATTCCAACGTCCACGCCCACGGTCAAGGCGTTCACTATCGACCACTTCCGGGAGACGGGCGGCGCTGGGGCCACGGAGCAGAACTTTCGCGTCCTCAACCGCTCCTACGCTCGTAACAACACCCCCGGGTCCACCATCGTCGATACGAAGACGAAGATCCGGGGCGCCGACATCAGCGCCAACACGGACAAGGTGAAGTCTGTGGTCCCCATTGAGGTGCTTCAGGACCTCCAGGCGTACCACAGCATCGACGCGCACGCCGAGATGCTGAAGATGAACCTCATCGACCTGCGGCGGCAGAGCAATGGGTGGCTGTACCTGGAGTTTCTGAACGCCAACGGGTTCTCTCCCGATCAGGCGTACCCCGTCGCCGGAACGAAGGAGTGGAACGCCGCCGGGTTCCTCGATGGCGACAAGGACATCACCCTCCACCGCAAGGCATATGACGCTACGATCTTCGATGCCATCGTGGACGTGGAGCGGATCATCGGGGGTCTCGTGTACCAGCGGGTCACGGACCTTCTCGTCGGTCTGAGCGGTCAGAGCCGTCTCACGAAGCTGGAGAGCTGGAGCGCCAAGATCCTGAACAACACGATGTTCGGTTCCCCCGGACAGATCGTGACTGGCAATCAGTACCTCCAGGGCTCCGTCGCGAACCGCTTCAACCTCTGGGTGGACCCTGACTTCCCCGAGGTGGATGACGACGGCAACGAGCTGATCCTTTGCATCTCTCGGTCAGGCTCGCCGACGACTTCGGGCACGGCGTTCTGCCCGTACATGATGGACTATGTGTCCCCAGAGATCGACGACCTCACGGGTCAGCGGGGCCGCTACGTCATGAATCGGTACGGCATGCAGAAGCTGAACCCGGACTACTACGGCATCGTGAAGGTCACGAACCCGAGCGGGGTGCCCGCCTAGTCTCGGGACGAAACAATTGTGAGCGGGTAACGGCCTCCACCGGTGAGGCCGTTGCCTACTCAGACGAAAGGAAGGCAGGAAGGCTATGAATTACGCTGTACCGAGGAAGGCCGACCCCAAGGGTGGCCCGCTGTTTATCAACGACAAGACCCGTCACGGGAGAAGCATGACGATCAACCTCGTCGCGGGCATCTCCATCACCATTCCCCTGGGCTTCTGTGTCCAGGGGGAGCTGTACCGGTCGTCGTGCGAGGTTCACTCTCTCCTGTCGCCCTACACGGGCGAGGTGGACGAGGCTCGTGTCGTCGGCCCGCGAGCGGATTCCATCGAGGACTTCCGCCGCCGTCCCGCCCCGGTGGCTACGGCAACCACGCCCACCAAGAAGATGTCTGCCGCCAAGCAGACGCTCTCGGACGCTGCGCTGGCCGAGGAGGAGAGCCGCCGTGCCGCCGTCGAGGCAGCCGCACAGGAGGACGAGGACGACGACGGAGAGGCCGACGAGGATCAGGAGGATGACGAGGAGGAGCCCCAGGCCCAGCTCGCCATCAAGGTTCCGGCGCGGGGCAGGTCCAAGGGCAAGAAGTAGTCGCTGAGAGGTTTCTTGGGGGAAGAAAATCATGACACTCACCAAGGACAGTCTTCGGCCAGAGATTCTTATCGAGTGCGGATCGCCCGCTCCGGCAGAGTTGGCCAACACCTTCGTCGATCAGAAGATTGACGATTCTGTCGTGGAGATTTCCAAGTGGGTGCATGCTCGGGAGGCTAGGAGCCTAGTCTCTGTCGAAAGTCAACAATCTTACGATCTGTCGGCGGTGACCGGGCTTGTGGCTATCGCTCAGGTTACTTTCCCCCGAGAGACTTCTTCCGCTACGGGCGATACCTTCGTGTTTCCGCCGGAAGGTAATGGAGTCGTGTTTGAGGCTCGGGAGCTGTACGACAACCCCAGCCTTTGGACAATTCTCAAGATTAAGGACTTTCAGCAGGATATTCGTCAGGGTCGTGACTGGACATTCGACAGTCAGTCTAAGATCCTAAAGATCATGCCAGAACCGTCCGCCGTTCGGACGTATCTTTACCTGGCCATGAAGCTCTGGACCCTCGCCACACTACCCGATAACTATCGGGAGTACGTGGTTCTTTACGCCTCGTTCAAATGTCTTCACGCACTTGCCAATAAGAGGGAGAATTTGGCCGGGGTGAACCGTGGGGATGGCCGGAGGGTGATCTATAGTGCCGGGAAGCGCATCGCTTCAGACGGCAATGAGAAGAAAGACGAGTTCGAGTGCAAGATGCTTCGCGAGTCCAAGGAAGCCTTCACCCGAGGCGGCACTCGTCTGGGCTGATTACTTTGTGGTAATCCGATGATCTCTGCAAACGATTTTTTCCCCGGAAAGCGGCATAGAATCCCGCCGCAAAGTTTACCAATGTCCTTCGGTCCAACGGGGCGGACACAGGTGTTTACGGGGGTTAAATTCCGGGTTGTGTTCGGTATGGAACGATTCCTGAAAGCGGTGTCTGCTGCCAAGACCGCCCTGTCCATGGAAGACTTGGATGATGCCGTGGTCAGGCTCATGGCAAAAACGGTGGAGGACTTGAAGAACCTCACCCCGCCCAAGGGTCGTGGGAGGCCCGCAGACGAACGCTTGAAGGGGAAGACGCGGCTCTGGTCCATGTGGAAGATGGACGGTGCGGAAGGCTCCGGGGGGGCTCCTGGTGCCCGTCGTCGCCCCGACCGTTCTCAGGGCTTGACGATTCGACATCGGATTGTCAACGAGACGAAGTTTCGCCCCTTGCTACGGTGGCTGGAGAGCGGCACCGCAAGTCGATCCTCCCGAGCAGCGAAGAATATCTTCGCGGGAAGTCGTCGAAACAGTTTTCGGACGCGGGGTATCGCGGCCAAAGGGGTAAAGCAGACCGGGAAGGTCAATCTTTACTTCCCGGCCAGCGCCTTCCCCAATGCTTCGCGGATGGCCCCCAACGCCGGTGGTGGACACTACTACTTGTTCTCCGATGTTCAGCGGCGGGGTATTCGCGCTACGTCGTTTTTCAAGATCGCCATGCGAAACTTCGAGCGTCGAGCGGAACGGGTTCGAGAAGATTTGGTCGCCCGATTCAATAACGCGGTGAAGGGCGTATGAGCGAAACACTCGGCAAAAGTTCGCCCGTGTTGACGGATCTGGAAGAAATTTCCGTTGAGCTGCAAGCTCTTTTGCAGGGCATCACGACGGCGAACGGATTCTCTCAGACGGTTGCCGTCGTGGAGCGTCAGCGAGAGGACTGGGACCAGATCACACCAGACGGAAACTTCCGGTTTCCCGCCATCTTTCTGAATGAGGTCTCGGACGATCCGGTCATCCAGGTGTTGGAGGATTTGTATCGCAAGAAGGTGTCCTACAATCTGGTCATCCTCGTGTGTGTGGTGGACTGGCAGGCGCAAGATCCCGACACGCACAATCAACATGGAAAGATGGCCACCGCTGTCCACCTCTTCAAAGAGGAAGTGACGCAACGGCTTCGGGCCAACAAGTACCTCGTCACGTCCACCGGGCGTCGCTTGGCGTACAAGCTGACTGTGGAGGGTACGGCCTTGGATGAGGGTTATCACTTCCCCATGGCTGTGATGATTATGGCCGTAGACATTGTGTATTACGGAGACAGTGAATGAATCCCTCAGATGGACATGTGATCACCGAGCGTCTTCGCGAGACGATTCAAATAGTGTGTGGCGATACGTTCAAGACCGTAGCTAGAGTTTTCGAGAAGCCGAACCTGGACATGGTGCGCCAAGATCAGATGGACGCTGTGTTCATCCCCGAACCCGATGAGGTTGAGAGCGTCCTCGGGAACGAGCAGGTCGAGCGGCATTTTCTTTACGATATATACCTCGCCATTATCGAGTGGGAGGAGGGCTCCGACGCTTTCTTGCGGGTCGATAACAAGGTGAAGACGGTGCGGGATGCGATTACCATGAGGTTAATGGTGTTCGACGCCTCCTGGGGGGCCAGGATAACCAACAGCGAAGTCAAACGCAGGCATGGACCTACGACCATTTACCCCCTTCAGATGTACATGCTGAAGGTTGACATTGTGACAATCTCTCAGTTTGCTGCATAAGGAGGCGGCGATCAATGTCCAACAAGACTACCCCCAAGGCCAAGGATGGTGTGGAGCCCGAGAAGTTGGTTCTGGATGTCCCTGCCTCCTCGAAGAAGACGGTTGACGAGTACGGCTACCCCGGCCTGCGCAAGGACTACGATGCCTACGTTCAGTATGTCGGTGTCGGCGCTGGAAAGTCGTTCGCCGGTCACCCCCAGATCATCCGGGGCAAGCCTCCGGTGCTGGTCCCCGAGCATCAGATCAGCTCCTACGTCGGCCACCCGTGCTTCAAGCTGACATTCCAGAAGAAGGCGTCCAAGTAATTCACGGGCCTCGGCCCTCCTCTCGGGAGCGCGTGTGACCCACCGCTCATCAAAGGAAGTGTGACATGACAACGAGTCGAATCGCTCTCAAGAGGCAGGACATCCTCGTCACTGTCCAGGAGAACCCGGCACGGGCAATCGCCGATCTGCCCGTGCTGCTGACGCTGCCGCCACAGAGTCTGGCAGACCCCATCGACGAGCCGTGGGCTTCGACTGCCGATGGTGCGGAGCAGACCTATGGTCAGGGCTCCCCTCGGGTCGTCGTTCCGTTCGGAACGAATTCGATCTGGGAGCAGACGGACGAGATGCTTCCCAACGAGGAGCTGGCCAACTCCCGTTCGGAGCAGCCACTGGTTCTCGGGCGTCTGACGCCGGGCCGGTTCAACTTCTCCACGTACTGCAAGCCGTACGCGACCATCCCCTCGGCGTCGTTGGCCCTTCAGCCCGTGCTTCCTGAGATCCATCACCTTCTTATGAGTGCCTTCGGAAAGATCGTCATGCGTCTTGTGAACGATCAGGCGGCGTATGACCCAAACCCGGCGGCGGGCAACAACCCCATCCTGCGGCTGGAGTATTCGCTGCTGGATGACCCGCTGACGTTCTCCTCGTTCCGCCTCGTCGGGTTCCGACAGGCCCAATACCACCGAGGCTGTGCAGTCGATGAGGTCACGTTCAACATGAACGGCGACAGCATCGCCTCCATCGACTGGTCGGGACGGTTTATCGAGCAGATCCTGACGGGCAAGTCGAGCATCGCTTCGGGCTCGCTGGCGGTCACCCTCCCCAACCCCCCGGTCACGGCGGTCCCGGAAGTGGTTCAGCTTCCGGCGGGACACGGCAAGCGGTTCATGGTGGGCGGTATCGTGTACATTCACGATGCCAGTACATCGGTCTTTCCGACCGTGGATGCTTCGGCGGGCGTTCACTTGATCTCGGCGGTCGATTCCTATGCCGACACAATCACGGTGATTCGCGGGTTCATCCCGGGCAACACGACGGGGACGACCCCCGGTGACGGCACCTACGCCATGACCAAGGCGCACGCAGCCGGTTCGATCATCACCCCCTGGTTCCCGACTCCGGTGGGGCAGCTAGAAGCGGCGGGCAACGTGGCGTTCGCCCCGCTACACGGCAAGTTCGGTCCCGTTCTCTTCGACAACGGCGTGGTTAAGCCGATCACCACGCAGATCCGCTTTCGCGTCGGTCGCGAGTTTTACGACGACGAGAAGGACGGGCTGCGGACGGCAGAGACCATCGGCGCTCCCGGCAAGCGCAACATCCGCGTCACCATCTCTAAGTTTGAGCGTGAGGCGGACGTGGGTGACAACGTGTCGGCTCGGCTTCAGTTGCTACGGACGGTCGAGGCGTCGGTCGGTACGAACGTGCTGAGTCCCGCCCGGGTCATGAAGCTCTCCTTCGCCCAGACCTTGTTCATGAGCAAGACGAACCAGGCGGGGCGTGAGGAAATCGTCATGAGCACTGAAATCGCACCACTCGGAACGACGGCGGGCAACGACGAGATGTTGCTCACCATCGGCGCTGCGTAAGTCGGTATCTTTCGGGGCGGGGACCACGACGGTCCCCGCCCCCATCACAATCTCCGTACCGTTTGATTACTACGAAGTAATCGGGCGGTAAACAGAAAGGAAGAAGGGCATGGCAAACGGAAGTTTCTGGGGCAGGACCGTACAGCACAAGCGAGGCGTGGCGCGGAACCAGCCCGTCACGGTCAAGACGAAGTGGGGGTTGTTCGTGATTCAGGCTGTGTTCCTCCAGAGAGAGGACATGGAGCGATTGCAGAACAAGCACCGCTACAAGGACACGGACGAGCTGACCGGGGAGCCGTGTTGGAAGTCGCACAATGAGGCGCTTCTCGCCGAGTTCCTGACGGATACGGTGAAGGGCTGGAGCGGCCTGACGCCGGACGTTCTTTCCGAGCTGCTGGGCGCGGAGATCACCCTTCGCGATCTGGAGCAGGACTTTGGCCCTGGCGTCACGGAGATGCCGTGGTCGGCAGAGAACGTCGCCAAGCTCGGCAACAATTCCGTGGCGTTTGGGGACTTCGTTCAGACCACGACCCTCAAGCCCGCCAACTACATCCGGTTCCTGCGCCAGAAGGAGTTCGAGAACCTGGGAAACTCGCCAAGCGATGGGCGAAGCGAAACGCCGACTTCGGACTCCCCGAGTGCGGAGTCTGCCTGAAGGAGCAGGCGACGGGCGCCCGCTCCAAGCGCCTATGCCGAGCGTGCCCCGTCGTCACCTCTCAAGTTAAGCCGCTCCCCGAGAACGAGGATGCGGTGCAGATGTGGCCGACAGTGTGTCGGCAGGTGGTCCCAGGAGAACTGGGAACGCCCATCGCGCTGAACCATGTGGCGGTGTGGTTGGATCTGGATCGATACGGACGGACGGATGACACGGAGTTGTTCGAGAAGTTGAATGTCCTTTTCGATTTCTATCACGCCGCAATTCGAGAGAAGCAAGAACACGAGAGAGCCGGAACGGAAAGCCCCGAGGAGACCGCCTCCACCCAGTATGAGTTGGAGCCGTGGTTATCGGGAGTTCCCGACGAACAGGGAGAGTAAGCCGAAATGGCCCGAAGCGAATTTGAAGTCGTAGCCGTAGGCCGCGATGACGGCGCTTCAGACCTGTTTGATCGGCTGAACAAGAAGGCCCATGAAACGTCCCGGGCCGTCGGCCAGCTCAATCAAGGCGCCTCCGCAGGTGCCACCGCAACCGCCTCCCGACTAGAGAACGCGCTTGGCAATCTCACGGGCAGGCGGTTCGCGGCTTCCATGCGGTCCCCCATCCAGGGGTTCGCCCAAGACTACGACCGACTGGCCAGTCGTATCAACGTGATCACCGGATCTGTGACAGCGTTGACGAACACGATGGGTCTGGGCCTGAACGTCGCACAATTTATCTTCCGAATGTCGGTTGCCGGGGTGTCGCTGGTTTCCAATAAGGTGATCTCGCTGAACCGGGAGGTGGCACGAAGTACGGAGACGGTTCGGAATCTGGAGGCGACCTTCACGGGTTTCTTCCGCAATCGAGAGTTGACGCAGGACATCGTTGGGACGTTCCGCAAGCTGTCCACGGAGATGCCGCTCTCGATCCAGAACATCGGCGAGATCATGAAGGCTGTCTCCGTGGTTCCTGGACTGAGAAACATGCTTCAGGAGACAGGGCAGTTGGAGGGGAATGTCCGGCGCATCGTCGGTATCATCCAGGGACTGCTGACCCTCCGCCCCAGCCTGGGCCTGGATTCCGCCGTGTTCGCCTTCAGAGAAGCCCTGACGGGTAACTTCATCTCTCTGATGCGGCGCTTTGAAGTCTCGCCGGATCTGATTGCCGGTGTCGTCGGCAAGACTCGCGAGCAATTGAGAAACACTGGCGCCCCCGGCATTGTGAACGCCCTCGAAGCGTTCTTGAAGGTGAACGTCGGTGACGATACGGTGGAGCGGATCAATCAGCAGTTCTCCAAGCGAGTTAAAATCCTGGAGAACCTGATGGAAGGCGTCCGCATTGATATCGGCAATGCGGGCTTCTACGAGAACTTGGTCCAAGAGTTGAACAAGGTTATCGACGCCTTGAGCCGAGACGTGAAGACGGAAGGTTTCCAGTCCGGTGTTCAGGCGCTTTCCAACGAGATGTCCGGTTTGCTGGTGGTGGCGCGTGAGTTCGGAACGGAGATCAACGCCGCCTTCTCGGAAGCGTTTGGCGTTTCGTCTGGACCGGTGGGGGTCATCCAGGCTATCGGCGCTGGCGTGAAGTTCTTGCGCGAAGAGATCAACGAATTGTTCGATTCCCTCCGCGCTAACCGCAGTGAAGCGGTCGAGTTCTTTCAAGACATTCAGAAAGTGGTCAGTAGTCTTGCGAAGCATATGGGGGAGTTGATTCCGGCAGTCGTCAAACTCTCTGCCCACTTAGCGTCCGGTGCGGCGAGTGTGGCGCCGACTATTGCCGAGCATCCGTTGCTTTCGGCGGCAGGAGGTATCTTCGCTTCTTCGGCTGTGGCGGCGGCAGGGTTTGGTGTCGTGGGTATGGCCGGGAATCGTCTGAGCGCCGCATTTAAGGCCCGCCAGGAGCGTCAGGCGGCGGCTGATGCCGCCGCACGGGTAGCTGGGCTGACGCGCCCCGATGTCCCGACGACGCTTCCCGCCACCGTACTCTCGCAAGCTGTGGGCGCGGCAGGCCCGGCTACCGACGTAGAAGCTATCGGTCTCATGCGCGGCGGTGTCGCCTCTCAACGAGACGCCATGAGCCGCACGCCACGAGGCGAGATGAACCCGATTTGGCGGCAGTACGAGACAGGATTGAAGACACTTGGGCGGAATGTTGAGAAGGCGGCGAAGAGTTCGGAGTCGGTGGTCATGGCTGTCGAGAATCGCGCCAAGGTTTCCAATCGCATTGCGGATCTGGAGGCCAGTCGCGAGGCGTTGAGAACACGACATTTTGAGCGAGAGCGAGCTATCGAGGGTATTAGGGCCGCTCGTGCAGAGAGGTCTCGTGTTATTTCGGAGGTTGGGCCAGAAGCGGTGCGAGTTTCACAACGAGTGGAGTCTTCGCAGCAAAAGCTCTCCGAGTTTCGTCGGTCCAGCCAAGTTTTGAAAGAGAATCTGGCAGCTACAAATGCCGTAGTTGTTTCGGATCAGAAACTCGCTTCGCTAAAGGCGAAGACGGTAACTGCCTTTGAGGAGTATTCCAAGAAGACTCAGCTTATCCAAGGGCGGGAGTTAGCTATCGCCTCTCGGGCGGATCAGGGGGTGGCCCAGGCCCGACAGCGTAAGGATGTTACTGAGCGCCGCCTTGCCAACATCGAAGCTGAAAGGGGGCGTCTCGTTGAAAATACGGCACGTCGCGAGCAACTCACGGCGCGTCGAGATGAGGTTCGGGCTCGACGTAGTTCTATCGTGGCGGAATCTACTCCCGAGGTGAAGCTACTGGAGGAGCAGGCCGAGCATGCTAGGTCCAAGGCATCGGTACTTAAGCAGGATCTAGAAGTTGCGCGAGAGCGGTTGCGGTTCGATACAGAATCCGGTCGGTTGGAGCGTGCTCGTGCGGGGGTTAGTGATAGGACCAATTCTCTTATCGGACGGCTTGCGGACAAGCTCCAGGTGCAGAAGGAGCGATTGGGGGTTGCGCCGGAATCCAGTGCCGTTGTTACGCCGCGTAGCCTACTAGAGACCTCGGGTGGCGCTACTCTTGAGACGATTCAAAACTTGCCCTCGGGACAACGCAGAGCCCTTCTCGGCGGCACCGGGCGCCGTTCAGAAAGTGAGGGCATCTTGAATGTAGAGATTCAGGTTGCCCGAGATAAGGTGTTGTCGAGCGTCTACGAAGACGCTGCCGCTATTCTGAAGGAGCAGGCAGCACTGCGTAAGAATGTGACGGCCCCTGATTCTGCTAAAATACGAAACATGCTGGAGAAGGGTTCGGATGAACTTTCGCGCATGGCCAAGGAAATGGCAGAGACTTCTGGGCAGCAGATTACCGCTGACACTACTAGGGTATTGATGGATCAGCTCAAGGCGGCGAACAAGATCCTGGCCGAGGCGGCGTCTCAACCGGGTGGAGAGCGGCTGAAGTCTATCTCCATCTTTACGAAGGATCTGTCGGGGATCAAGGCGGACAGACCTTTGAGAAGTACGGTCGATTCGCTCCTGTCTTCTGCCCGGGGCTTGAAGGGCGGGACAGAGGCACAGGCGGGCCGTCAGGAGCTGGCGAAGACTCTTCGGGCAGGACAGGAGGAGTTGAAAACTCTCAACATGGCCCAACTGGACGCACAGAAGAAACAGGTGGCATTGCTTCGTGGGTCCAAGCAGAAACAGTTGGCCGAGTTGAACGCAGAAAGTTCACTGATTCAGCGAGAGTTAGACGCTATTGGCTCGGAGTCGCGACTTCAGAGCGTGGACCAGCGTTTGGCTTTGGCGCGGCAGGGCGTATCTCAGGCTCGAACGAATCTTGAGAAGGCGGAATCGAAGCGTACGGAGTCTTTGGCACGATCTTCGGGCGAGGCCCCGGACAGGGCCTTTGCTGGGGATCAATTGATCGCGGCGGAGAATGCTTTGGATAAGGCATTGCGGTCTCGTGGTAAGGCCCGAGTTCAGGCGTTGAAGGTTGCGGCGGAAGAGATTGAATTGGCTAAGCTAGCTGATCCTACGGCGGGTCGTATTCTTGATCCTTTGTTGGCTCAGGTAACCACTGCGGGTACAGCTACTAATCGGGCGGCACAAGAGCGAACGCTGAAGGAACAGCTTCGGCGTAACAAGGCTGAAGAAGACCGTCTAGTCAAGGACATCGATGCGGGCGAGGCTCGCTTGTCGGGGCTTCTTCGAGAGGACAAGGAGCGGCAGATTCGGGGACTAGATTCTCAGATTGCACAGTTGCAGAGGGCACAAAGAGATAGTCGCGTCGAAGAGGCACGAGCCCGTGTGGACGCTCGCCTGGAGAATCTCCGAAAGGTTCAGACGGAAGCCGACGCTCGTCTGGAGAAGGCCCTCGCGGAGCGGTCGGCTCGTTTCGAGAAGATCGGCCTGCGCCCCTTGTCCACCGATAAGTCTGGGGCGTCTGTCGGCGATCCGAAACAACTGGCGACCAGTCCCAAGGGATTGTTGGAGCGGGGGGCGGAACTCGGGAAGAGCGGGCTCACGTCGGCGGGCGGGATTCTTCTCGATACCATTCCCGTTGCTACCGCCTTTGCTGCCGTTCAGGCGGCGTCTAATACCCAAGTCGTCAAAACGGCGGCGGCAGGCGCGGGGACGTTGCTGGCAGGGGCTGCCGGTAGCGTAACGACGGGTCTGACGAGCTTCGTCCCTCCTGTGGCCCTCGGGGTTGCGGCAACGGCGGCGGCGACGTTGCTATTAGGGTTTGTCTCGGAGAAGATGACGGAAGCCCTGGGCGATGACACACCAACATTCGTGCGTGGTGGATCGGATCTTTTCAAAGACTCCGGAGTCTCTGGTGCGATTGATTTTGTCACTAAGTTACGCGACAAGCGGGATGATTTCTGGCTGTCTTTACTGGATAAATTGGCTTTGTCTGGGTTTATAGATTCTAGTAAAGAATTTCGGCAAGAAGCGTTAACCCGCCGTGGGGCCAAAAACTCCGAGAAGAGAACGGAGCTTTTGCAACAGTCTGTGGAGGTGCCTGCCGCAGAGTTGGGTGAGGGTAGCCGAAGAAAGGTAAATATTGAGAAGTTGTTTGAGCAATCGAATCAACTTATCGAACGAATAAATAAACTAGAGTCTGCGGGCGCTTTGACTGTTGTTGCCGCAGAGGAACGGAGAAGCCTTGTTAAGGGAATCCCAAGCAGAACGGGTGCGCGGAATAGAAAGATTCTTCTGGAGAATCAATCGGCAACTGGTGCTGGCATTGAGTCGGATAGACTTGGGTTCGTAAAGGACAGCATGGAGGAGTCTCTGGCACAGGGGTCTAACGCTCTTCTTGTTCAGTCAAATCTTGTAGATACTTTGGCGGAAGATTTCAAGAACTCTCGGCAGCCCATGGTAGAGTATGCGGAAGCCCTCAAGGGTTTGACTGCCGGATTTGGGCGGGGGTCGCAAGCCATTCCCGAGTTTCAGAAGGCGGTGGAGGCGCTTCTCAAGACGCCCTTGCATACGGCCCGTAAACAGGAAAAGGGCGCTCGAACGGAGCTGGAGACACAACTAAAGTCGAGTGCGGAAGAACTAGAAAGGACGCTTGTCAAACTGGGGAAGACGCTGCCCGCAGAATCTTTTGTTCCTGACCCCGCTCTTGTAGCTAAAGAAAAGGAGTTGAAAGAGGTCCGGGTGGGTGTGAGCCATCCCGATATTGTGCGGCAAAAGGAGCTTATAGAATCGCCCGATAGGTTTGAGGACGCATCAAAGGCTCAGTCGGAAAGTTTGAAGCAGTTGGCCGAGTCCACAACAAATGCCAGCCTTGTCCAACTCGCACTCAACACGGCAGACGGCAAGGCACTCCTTGATATCTATCAGAAAATCGAGGATCTGAGTCGGAAGAAATTCGACTCGTTTGTGGAGACGCGGGAAGTTGCTGATGACTACAACAAAACGAAGAGCCGCCTCAACGATCCAGAAAATCTTGGCAAGACCAATCAGCTCAGTCAGCGTCTGGCCGAGCTGGCGACGGATCGAGAAGAAATAGATACGGAGATTAACGATCTCAGGGCCAAGGGAGATACGATCCGGGATAGGGTTGAAGAGATGGCAACGAAGGGCGTTGCCGTCATCAAGAAGACCGAATCGGCTATCGTTTTGATTGACGGTGCGTTTAGGAATTTGAATAGATCAATCGCTAATTTCGGCGGGTTTATGGGAGTCATGGCCGCTTTCCTTCCCGCCCCGCCCAGCGTTGTGCCAGAGACTAGTGAACGAACCAACGCCCTGTCTAAGCCGAATCTGGCGCCACCCTTGGTCCCGCCAGCACCCAACTCAGGTCGCCGCTTGTCTCGGTCTGCACAGAAGGACCGAGACCTTCGCGACCAGGACAATAGAGAGCGAGCAGAACTTCTTAAGAACGGCAAGAAACCTTCGAGTGGCGGCGGCGGTCCCTCTGAGATTGAATCCCTCATCCAAGGCTTCGCCCCACCTACGCAGAAAATCAAGGAAGACATCCAGAAGTTGATCGCGGCTTCTGGGGATCTTTACAAGAAGCTCGGCGCCGACAAGGAAGAAGTTCTGGCCCTCGCCAATGAGAAGTTGTTCTCTGCGGAGAAGTCGTACCTCCAGGAAATCGTCAAGGCGCACGGCCTGTCCATCGACAAGCGAAAAGAGGCGATGCGCCAACTCACGGACTTCAACATCCAGGAGGCCATGCGCGAGGTTGAGACGACCCGACTAGCCATCCCCTTCCTCCTGGAGGGGATAAAGCGACTCAAGGCCACGGAGGGGGCTCCTACTGGCCTTATAGCTACCGCCCAGAGGGACGCTATAAACAAGATGGTGGACGTAGACGCACCTCCGGATCAAATTGCCTCCACCATGCGCGACTTGTTCGGGACGGAGGAGAAGATCCGGCAGAACGAAGTCGCGGTCAACCTCCAGTTACTACAAGGTAATCTGATTCTGGAGAAGAGGATCGATATCTTGCGGGCGTTGGCGGACGATTCGCGCAACAGCGCCCAGATTCAGGTCCAGGCGAATCGACAACTTCTTAAGGATCAGCAAACGCTCGCTATCAAGCAGAGCGAAGTGGCGCGGGCACTGATCAGCGATGAGAGCATGCCCATCTCCTCGCGTCGTCAGTTGGCTTCGGAGGAAGTCTCCAGAATCACCTCCGGTTTGCTGGAGGCGGCGGGCGCGGCGGATGCTTTCGGGGCGAGTATGCAAGCGGCTCTCTTGAACCTGGAGACCGGCAAGGAGTTGTCGGCGGAACTGGCGCAGAACTTAGTGGTTCGTAGCCGAGATAGCCTGGCCTCCGGACTCAAGGATTTCTTCACGCATACCATGAACCCGCCGAACCGCACGGAGATCAAGGCGCTGGATCAAGACATTGCGGTGCAACAAACCTATCTCACCACGCTGGATCAAGTGATTATCGCGGAGGCGCGTCGTGGCGGTATCACGTCCGAGACTCTTTCCAAGCAGCTTGACGCCCAACGCAAGATTGTGGATCTGGAGCGGGAACGGAAGGAGTTGCAGGAAGAACAGATTCGTCTGGCAGACGTGTTCAAGAACCTCCTTCGCACCATTGCGGATACCATCCTGGAGACCATCGTCAAGAGCCTCGCCAACGATGTCATCGGTGGGTTGTTTGGTGGCTTGGGAGGCGGCGGGGGTAATGAGTCGAATTCGTTCGGAGGGAGCATTATCAACTCTGTGGTGGGCGCTGCGGTCGGCGGGTCAAGTGGCGGCTTGTTCGGGCAGCAGCCGGAAACCATGTCTCAAGCAACTCTAGGTCCAGATCCAACCACGAACCAAGTCTTCCAGAGTGCAAGTCAAGCTCAGGCGTCGCAGGCGCAGGAGGCGAGAAGAGAATCCGCAGAGACCCGCCGCGCCATCTCCAATCAGGAAGGCATCAAGGTGGTTCACCTCTCCCCAGAGACTCTGGAATCCATCAGAAAGGGCGCACCGAACATCAAGATCGTGAACAGCATGGACCCCAAAGGCATGCGGCATCTAGTCAACGGGTCTCTCGACGAGACCGTCGTCTCTAACATGATCCTCCAAAACCTGGAAAGGAATAAGGGCGTGCGCCGAGCCATCCAAGATGTGGCGGGTGGTGGCTAAGGGTGGCGTGACTGTGCGCTTGGAACTAGTTCCGTATATTTACAACATTGAACACTTGTTTCCAGCAGTCTTGTATGTTCAATATGATGCCAGTTACCCAACACAATCCATTCATCTTTGCCCTTGCGGCTGCGGGATGCCCGTCCCCCTCCCCCTCCAGGGCGCCCCATTTCCAGTGGCCAGGTGGCATATGATACAGAGTTCTTCTGGCCCCACCCTAACCCCCTCCATTGAAAGCCCAAGTCGCTGTCGCTCGCGATATTGGATCATTCTGGGTTGCGTCTCTTGGGCACACTGATTACCACGAAGTAACTGGAGCCTTCCCATGACTACGGTATACGCCTACAATCAAACGATTCACAACACCTTCCCGAGTGTGGAGTCGTTGGTTGCTGAGGCGGCGGGGCATTTTGGCAAGACGTTCTCCAGGTTCCCGTTGTCGGGGACGTTGACGGCAGACACGATGTACTTGAAGTCCGCCTCCGTCACACTGCCAGGCGCTGCCAACGGTCTCCATGATGTAACCCTTGTGGCCCCGAGAACGGACAATGGGATTTCTTGGGTTCCGTACTACACGGAGGGCTGGGAGGTCGTATTCACCGCCCCGGCTAACATCGCGAACCAGCGGCGGTTCATCACGTCCATCAACTGGGGGGCCAGCGGGCGGTTCTTCTGGAACGAGAGTGAAGCGATCACGTTCACCGCCTTGCCATCGTATTACATCCGGCGTCCCCGAGTGCGAGTCTCGTATCCATTCAGTCGGGGCTCCCTGCGCCCCTCCTCCACCTTCGAGTCCAGCTCGGGCCTCGTGCAGAGGGTGGTGGGGTGGAGCGAGAACAAGGATGTCTTCTCCCTGGAGTGCAAGCCCCAGGACAAGTATCAGTCGGCATGCCTATTCTACTTCCTCAAGCGACTTCAAGGCCAGATGTCCGGGTTCTATCTGTACGACGCCTTCTTGGATCGTTTCGTCTTGTGCCAGCTTCAGGACGATTCTTTTCAAATGTCGGAAATCGCCGCCCCCCGATTGCACACCGCGCAGGTTCAAGTCACTCAGGAGTTCGACTGGAATCAGGTGGCCGGTCCGTACACAGGCAACGCCACGTCCATCCCCGGTAGCCCTGTTCGGCAGACGTTCATCGACACGGGGCTGATCGACAACTACGATATCGCCCCGGGGTGGACGCTCGATTACACGGACGGCAGTAACGTCGGCATGCCTCGAATTCTCACGAGTTTCAATGCGACCACGGGCGAGTGTCAGTGGTTTCCCCCGCTTCCTAACGCGGTGCTCACCTCGGACGATTATCGTCTGACGATGGGACGGGTGCAGGTCCCATGACCACCTCTGCTCGCATACTGGCCTCGGCCATTCAGCCACAACCGCGTCCGGTGGATCTGCTCCGGATCACGTTCCCGGCTACGGGGCTGTCGTTCTACTTCGCGAACTACGACAAGATGATCACGATTGCGAGCGACGAGTATCGTCCCTTGGCCTTTCGGTACGAGGAGATCCCAGATGAGACAGAGGTGGGGATCATCACCGTGAAGGTTCGGATTGACGATGGGGCGAACATGATGTCGCGTCGCATCCACCGTCAAGGGCTCGACCCCAAGGAAGGCACCCTGGAGCTGTCCACAGTGTACTTGAACTTTGTGGACCCGTCTCTGGTGATTGCCTCGGACACAGATCGAAAGGTGGAGTTCGTTGGTAAGATTGACTTTCCTCATTACGGGGTGGGGGCAATCGAGCTGACTGCATCCAACACGTTTGGCGACCGGCTGACGAATGTCCCGCGCTGGCTGAACCAGCCGCAGTGCAGCTACGTCTTTGGAGACCCGCTCTCTTGTGCGGTCAACACCAACCGTCCGAATGCGGGGATACCAGAAGCCTCTCAACTGGCGGGCGGGACCTATGACGTGCTGGGAGGCGGGACATTTCAGACGGGTAACTTGGTGAGCGGCACCTCCTCCCAACTCGTTGGTATTACCACGAACTTGGTCTCGGGGGGGTATCAGATTTCGTTTCGCGGGACCAGTAATGAGCTTCAGTTCCGCGATATAACTGGCTTCACCTCGGGTACAGGAGCAGTCACCTGGACGGGTAATCTCCCAGCGTCTTGCTCGGGGCAGACGTTTGATCTGCATCGCCCACGCGCCGCCGGGGATAACAAGATCATCGGTCGGGTGATCGCTCTGGCGGGCAAGACGCCTACCAAGAGTAAGTTCTACGTGAAGCTGCTGACCGGCGTTGGCTACACATGGTATGCCGACAACTACTTTCGATTGGGCGAGGTGGAGTTTCTCACGGGGCGTAATGCTACGGCGGCACGTCGAACTACTATTCGCGAGACTTTTGCCGAGAGCACAGACCCCGGCGCGGAGAGTGGCCGTGTGCTAACCCGAACACCATTGCCCCACATTCCTCTGGATGGCGATATCGTCGTGATCAAGAGGGGTTGTGACAAGACTACAGCGAACTGTGCGTTATTCGAGAACCTATCCCGATTCGGCGGCTCCCCCCAAGCGCCCCAGGTTCAGGCCCACGGCGGAGAGATTTTCTGATGCATACTTGTAAACCGGCTACATTCACCGGGCAGAAGTTCAACTCGTTCTTTCGCCTGGACGGTGGCGAACTACCGTTGAATTGTATCACCTTGTTGGACAAGGTGTTGGTGGAGTGCTGCGGCTACACTGGAGAGAGGTTCTGGAAGGATCGCACGGGAGAGCCGCGACGGCTCGAAGAGTGGTTCACGGTAGAGAACGAGGATCGGGTCTTGACGGCGTTGCATGCCCGGGCCACAAAGGTCTTGGCCCGCCGAGACGTTCGGCACGGCGACCTGATGTTGACCAAGCCGTTCTCGGGACGCCTGATGCTTCTGTTCATGGTGGACAAAACGCAGTTTTTCTATGTCTTCGAGAAGAACTATGTCGGCCTCTCTGCTATCACGGTTCCGTTCTGGTCACGCTTGATCGGAACTTTCTGGCGCCTGAACGATTACGCGCCGATTACCACGAAGTAACGGGGGTACGCCACCATGGGTTTCCTTGGGAGTTTCATCGGACGCATCATACTGGGCTTTGCGCTCAGTGCTTTTGCTGGTAAGCCGAAGAAGAAGACGCAGACGAAACAGTTGGCGACCTTCGGCAATGCTGCGTTCGATAACATCATCGACCCCGAGGCGCCTCTGTACATCGCCTATGGGCGCAACATGATTGCCGGTCAGATTCAGTACCAGAGACTGGTTCCGGGCGGGGCCGGTTCTCAAGGGGACTTTTGGTATCGGTTCATCAGAAAGTGTCAAGGCCCGATTCATGGGTGCCTGTACGGATCGTTCTCCGCTGCCGAGGCGGGTATCCAATACGGGCAGATTAATGAGTGGGGGCGTACGAGTCTAAACCTGATGCAAAGTCCCACTGCGGGGCCGGATTTGGTGAACGGGCGCAACGGCGTCCTCTGGGACCGCTACCTGCAAACGCAAACTTCTGGCGTCACGTATCGCCTTTACTTGGGCCGTTCAGACCTCGGCAATGCGCCGAACATCAATGGCAACCCTGGGTTCGCCGATAGCGGATCGTCAACAACCTTGGTTGACGCCGCCCTAAATGAAGAAGGCGTGCCGTTCGTTACGACTTCCTGGAGAATCCGATTCCCGTCCAATGTTGAAGTGGATGGCGGTACGGGCAAGTCGGATGTTGTCGAGCGGCAATTGACAGCGGTGAATCGATCCGGAGATGACATCACTTCCATTGTCTTCGGGACGGTTCCGTTCTCCGTCATTTCTGGAACGCCCTATCAACTTTACGATCCGGCGATACATCAGGGCACGGACCCCATCTCAGTGGGGGATGAATCCGTTCCGGTGGACTTATTGCCTGCGGCTTTGAAGACGTATTCGGATCGAGCCGTTACTAACAATCCGTCGTCGGTTCCAGTGACTTCTAGGGTTACATCTGGCGGGATTCAGACGGTCCCCTTGGGCCTGGATCTGGCCGTCAACGGGGGGGCTACGCTTTACGATGCCGATACAAGCGTCGGGTCGTCGATCACCTTCACCTCTCTCAAAGAGGGGTTGATCATTAACCTGGGGATGGTGTTTGCCGGGTTCTCGGCGAAACCCGTGGGCGGCGGGGGCCTTGATTCGACCAGTCGCCTGCGGCCCGTGAAGGTGACTGTTCAGATCACACGGACCATTGGCACGGGGACGCCCGTCGTGGAGACGGTTCAAGGAATCGTTCAATCGTTCAGTGCGAATTCTGTTTCCTTGGCCGTCACGGCTAACGATCAGACCGACCATCGGACAACCCTGCTGGCCGAGGCCGCAGATCCCCAGGATAGGGCCTCTGTGGCTTACGGAGACGCCCGCTTCCCCTATGACCCGATGCGGCAGCCAGTGCCGGGACTCCAACCCATCACAGGGGTTCAATCCCCTATCCCGGCTAACGAGTACGATCACCTCTTCTCAGCGGATCTTGGACATGGTGTTCTGGGCGGTACGGAGGGCGAGACAATCACACTCGCCTTCTCTGTCCTTGCGGTGGAGGCGCCAACGGTAGCGGAGTACCTGGCCTTTCTAGGTAACGGCGCCGGTTCGGACGGGCCGTTGGGAACAGACGGATACGATCCTGCCGCTTACACCTACAACCGCGCCATCGTCCGCGTGACACACCTGAAGACCCACTACTCTGATCTCTTTCGGATGCCGTACATCGCCTATATCGGAGAGGACTTCAGAAGTGACCCGCTGGGAGGCAGCGTCCCTTCCACTCGAAATATTATCGAAGGGAAAGTCATACCCGTGTTCGTCGGGACTTACGATGGGGGACAGCCCTCCGGTTCTGATCCGGACTGGGTGTCTCCTACCGTATCCCTTCGGCGAGTGGATACCGCCCGGACCAACGTCCCCACTTCGATTGCTGAGACAAACCCTGCCGCTGTCATCCGAGATTTCATGATGGATTCGTTGAATGGTCTTCGCATGCGGGCGGCGGACCTGAATCAGAACGACTTTGCGGAGTTGTTCGATTACTTTCAGCAGACTTGGGTGGTGCTGGGGACAGAGACTTACCTCGGGATAATCACCGCCGAGGAGCCCGCCACTCACGGCCCGGTGGGGGTGTCGTTCATTGCCGCGTCTTTGATCGGTAACAACATCGTCAAGAACTACGGCTGGTCAGTGCTGATTCACGGTATCGACGAGGGGGGCCTGGGGTACGCGAAACGAGCGATTAGTGCGTTCGATCCAGAACTGGGACAAGTGTTCTGGAAAGACCCGACGTTTCGTCGCCCTGGCCCTGGAGACACCTACGAGATTCTTCACGAGGAGCTGGCGTTTCAGATGGACGCTCTGCTTCCAGATCGTCGGCGCAAGGAAGACCACCTGGAAGCTCTGCTTCAGTGCTGCCGGTGTGTGCTGACTCTTCAGGATGGGAAGCGCGGCATCACGTTCTTGAAGGATGAGGCGCCCTCGTTCATCTTCAATTCCCACAATATCTTGGCTGATGAGGAAGGTCGCACCAGTCTGGAGTTCCGAGATTCGGACAGGAAGTTCATCCCCAACCAAGTGTGGGGCATCTTCCGAAACTGGGAGCTGGAGTACGCTACGGATCGGGTGCCTGCTGATGACCAAGCGGATCAAACGCTCAATGATCTGGCCGAGATTGAAGTGAACTTCGTTGGCATTACCCGCGCCTCTCAAGCAGGGCGCGAGGCTCGGTTCTTGTTGGACCGGGCGCGGTCGGAGGATCGAGAATTCACTTGGCAGGGCGGACCTTCCTCGGCGGAATCTGTTCGGGCCGGGTCCGTGGTGACGTTGTACGATCCGGCAGATCGACTCCCCGATCCGGTTCTCGTTCGGGTCACGCGCATGTCCCGGTCTTCGGAGCGTGTCATCTCTTACGAAGGTACGCTGCATGACCCGGAAGTCTACGGGTTCGACGACCCCATCAAGTTCCATCCCGCCGTTCGTCCCCAGCGTCTGGAGGTATTCTCCGGCCAGTCTCGGCGTCCTCCCGACCCGCACTCGGTTCAGGCCCTCCCAACGCCCGTGAAGAACGTGGACGGCACGGTAACCCCCTTGGTGACGGTGTTGTGGCACAAGCCCCCAGTTAACAGCGCGGCGTACATTCGCTACTATCAAGTGGAGTACACGCGGGACGTGAACCTCCCGGATTCGCAAGCGACGTGGGAAGTGTTCGACAAGGTAGAGGGAAGCGACCGAACCATCCTCCGAAAGGCGCTCCCCAATTTGCTGGCGTCCAGCTCGAATCAGATTCGGGGTATCTTCTATCGCATCCGGGTTCGCGCCTTCAACTTTAACGGACTATCCTCCCCCGGCAAGAATTCGACCGGAGCTATTGACGTGTTCGGGGCCGACGCGCCCCCGCCGAATGTCCCCGGGTTTCGTGTTCTGGACAACGAGAATGCGACCTTGGATTTGATATGGTCATTACTCAAGACTCCCGCCCATCTCGACATTATTGGCTATACGGTTCAATTGATCGAATCGGGCGAACCAGAAGTCTGGAAACAAGGTCGCTACCCATTAGCGGGAGTGGATGTTTCAACTGCGAACACGGCAAGTTCTGTTAAGCGTTTTTACGGTGGCGATGACTTCAAGGCGTTTTTGGCTGCCGATAATCCTGCTGGTTCATACATCATTATCGACTCTGGCGTTGGGGTAAATGTTGGTCAGATGCGCCGTATCACAAGTTACGATGCCGTTGCAGGATGGGTGGGGTGGGGGTCTCCTCTCGGCGGGCCGATTCAGATCGGAGACACCTTCCATTTGGTTGCGGGGATGATCTTTTACGAGACGGCTATCGACTCGATTCGTTCCGACGCCTCTACGTTTCGGGCCACAGTTCCAGCAACGCACCCAGAGGGTCGCTTCTTGACCGGATCGTATTCCTTTCTGATCAAGGCGGTAGATAGTTCCGGCAATGAGAGCGTTACGGCAAGTTCTTCGACACTGACTATCGAGAAGGCCGTCTTCTTTAGCTTTGATTTTTCAAATGGTGGCGGGCTTTTGCTCCCGTTTGATCAGGGACTGTTCTCGTCGCGAGGGCTGCACCCACAGGGCTCGGTGCAGCCCCTGTTGGATGAGTAGTCCAGTTACTACAAGGTAATCCCATGTCTAAAATGGCGTTTGACGCGGGTCGGCGACTGCCTCTCTTGGCGGCACACTCTCGCGTCGTCAGAACAGGAAGTAAGTCCGTCAGCCTTCACAACACCATAACGGGGAACATGGTGCTCAATGGCGGGTTCGATGTCATACCTGCCATATCCCCCGCAACAACTTTTCTGATCGACGGGGAGCCCATCTCTACGCCAATTTCGTTTCCTTACTGGCCCCGTGCGTTAACCGGGTTTCCTGCGGTCGAAGCGGCGGAGATGGGTAGTTCTGGGTTCGTGTTGAGTACCGGCACCGAAACAACCATACGAAACAACATGAACGACAGCTTTTACGGGGCGCGTGTTGTTGTACTGGACAGTTTGAGTGGGCCTAATCGTGTGGGACAGTCCTATCATGTGCGCGACGTAGATATCTACAGCGGCAGTCTGACCGCCATGCGAATTTACACCGCCCCCGCAATCACTGGCTCCTGGGGAACACATACCGTCAAATTTTGGCTCCCTGGAGTCCCGCTTCGACTGGCCGCAGGATGGCATTTGGTAGGGGAAAATGACCTGTTTGCCGGGGCGCCGAATCCGCCACTGATTCGGCCGAGACTCCTTACCCCCTCTAGTGAGGATTTCACGTCGCCTGCGCCGAATACGACACAAACCTTTTGGACAATCTTGGCGACCCAAGAAGACTGGCGCCGGGTCAATGCTTTACCGAGACGAACTCAAGAGTTGTTTGTCCCTGCCAATACGGGTTCGTTCATCTTGTTTGCTCGTCTGGGCCGTCTTCGGGCCAGCGCCAACCCCGCCGTCTCCGCCCGCCACCTGTACCCATTGACGGGCTCGCTGTCTTTCTACATGCGATCTTCCGTTATTACGGCACCAACTGTCTACACGTTCACTTTCGGCGAGGCGGTGGGGACCGCTCCCGCAGATTATGCGACGGCGGGAGGGGGTCAGATTTGGACTCAAGGGTTTTCTTGTGGGCCAGATCATCGGTCTAAGCCGTTCTTTTATGAGGACCAGGCCCTGTTTGATCCTAATGGAGAAACGGGCATAGCGTTCCTTATCCCGGACAATACCCAGAATGTCACGTATTGGTTTGACGATGTGTCGGTTGTTCCCGGCCCCTCCGCGTTGCCATTTGTTCCTCAATATCACGCGATTCTGTCTACGACGGATGACTCTCTATGGCCCGAGAGGGAAACCTACCTGGAGTACAACATCCCTACTACGGAGGAAGTGTCGGAGCTATCTCCCTACTTCGGGGCAGCGTTTTTGGAGTTTCATCGGGATACCGCGTTCGGACGCTTGCCAGAATCGGGAAGTACCGTCGCGAGTAGTAGCGGCACCAACCTCACAGGAAACATTACGCGGTCATTGGTCAATCGAATTGGCGGCTGGAGTGTGTTTGTAGACTCGGGTCCTGCGGCGGGGCAGTCTCGTGTTGTGACGAATCATGGCTACACATCCAAAGGGGTCGCATTCATTACCCTGGCATCAGCCTTTACCCCGGATCTTTCGAGTGCGAATATCCACCTTAGAGCGAATCACAATCTCCAGCAATTGTTCTCTTTGGGGGAAGTTGATTCGACGGGAGATATTGTTTTGTTCTTGGAGGCGTTTCTCAAAGAGGTGGGTACTGCGATAGGGACAGACACAAGCCTTTACATCATTTATCGAGACAATGTGTTTGAATCCGCACCCATCTCAATCGCCAGTGACGATACGGATCGACTCGCTTTGGGATGGGCAGTAGAGGATCTGGTCCAGGTCACGGACTTCACCATTCGTGTTGCTATCAATGGGGCGTATGTTATCCAGGGCGAGGTTAGCAACCTGGACTTTGGGTTTACCCCCGTAGGAAACCGCACGCCAAGACTGGTATTAGGGGGGCGCTGGAGTGAGGGCGCGTTAGTGACTCAGGCATCCAATAAGTCTGGATTCTCTACAGTAAATACCAATATTACCGTGGATGAGTTCTTGGGACTTTACCGCGAGAATATTATGGACCCGGGTATTCTCGTAGGCTGGACGAGCGTAGACGCCCCTTTTCGAGACACCACGTCTCCACTTCAGAAGGAGGTCTTTGACGGCCCAACTGGGGTGCTGACGGTGGGGAAATTTAGCGTGGATCAAGAGGGCTTGAGCTTTGGGTCTACGGCAGGCGGCAATCAGCGATGGAACTCCGTCAAGAATCGAGAGGATCGGGTGACGTGGGGGAGTCTTCAGCAGGCGAACCTCCCCAGCCTGATGCCCCCACTGACGTTTACTCAAGGTTATATCCGATCTGGAGACGCCGTGTTTACCGGCGGCTCCGTCCAAAAAATAATCTCGCTTGGAATCACGCTACCGGTCACAGATTATGTCGTGTTGGCCTGTGTTGTAGACGCCACAGCAAATACGATAATCACGGCCCCCACTGTCTTCAAAACGTCCAGTCAGTTCCAGATGAACTTGCAGGGAAACCCGGGAACGCTCACGGTTTGTTGGATCGTCGTGGCAGTAGACAAGTCTTTTACGGATACATATGCCATAGAAGCGGGTACTCTTGTGGGGAGCCTTCCTTTCTTCAGCGAAGACAAAGATACTCAGTTTGCCGTGGTAGGGCACCCACAAACACTAGCAACGACGTGGTGTGTAAGATCCGTCTCGGCATCGGCGTTCGGGTTTGAGTTGGCGGAGAATCCTGCCGGGGCGTTGATCGGCTGGCACAAACGATCTTTCTCCTCCGGGTACGCCGGATCATTTATCACGTCCTCACTCACGGGCACCGTGTTGTTCCGGGTCGCGCCACCTTCTGCAATGGCCTACTCCATCGCCTTGACAGTCTTCTCCGGGGCGGGTTTGTGGACTCTTTCCAGGATAACCGCTAGACGCCAGGACGGGTTCGACTTCGCCCTGGAAGGAAGCTCTGGGGGTACGTATACTCTATACTGGATCATGGAGCCACATACCTAAATCGGATTACCACGAAGTAACTGGAGACACCAATGACCACACGCGCACGCAACCGAACCCAAGTCTTGATCCTGTCCATTCTCGTGACGGGCCTACTCTATGCCGGGACCAGCTACTTCGATGTCATCTCGGCGACCGGATTGATCAGCACCACAGCCGTCCCTGGTTTTTCGGGGAACGGCGCCAGCTTGACCGCCGTCAACGCCTCTACCCTGGAGGGACAGAACGGCGCCCACTACAAAGCCCGCGCCAACCACACCGGCACGCAAACCAAGGCCACGATCTCCAACTTTACTCATGACCACGCTTCGTCTGGAGATGGTGGCGGCGCGAGTCTGTCTCCAGTTGTTCTTTACGCGCCATCAACGACGCCAGCAGCCACTCGGCAAATCGCGGTGGACGGCACGGGGCTCAAGGCCCATGACGGAACCGCTGTTCGGACCTACCTGTATGACCTTGTTGAAGGCTCTGGCATAGATATCACCGGAACCGGCCCCACCCGCACGATAGCCGCCACCGGAGGAGGAGGATCAATCACCGGGTCGGGAACTCCCGATTCAATAGCCAAGTTCACTGTGACAACCGCCATTGGCGACTCGCGCATTACCGATCCGGGGGCCGGGTCGAATGTAACCATAAACGCTGGATCAGACGATATTGAGTTGCTTGGTGGTTTGGTTTTAGTGTCCCAGATTCAGAAAGCCGTGTCTGTTGGAATGGTTGTTGTGCCTTTTCTGGACCTGACGGCAACGGGCATGCTTCGTATCCCAAACAAGACCGGAGACCCCAACATAGGGGCGTCACCATTCTTCGACAATTTGATGATTGACAGTGACTCGAACGAGTTAGAGTGGCACGCGGGCTCTGTAAAACGGGCGGTGGACAAAGAGAGTGCCCAGACGATTTCTGGGCTCAAGAAGTTTGCAGATGTGATTACCCGTGAAGGGCCAAACGGAGTCATACTTTCTTACCTCAACACAGGCGTTGCCCACGGAATGACCGCCTTGGTACCCACCAACGAAGCCGGTCGTTTAGCCAGCCCCTCCTCCGCCGGTGGAATCTTTATGGGAGGATATACCGGCGGGCAAGCCGCTGTTTTCTTTCAGTCAAATTCGACGACGATTGACACGGCCAACAACCTACTCGGAACTATGGTTTTCGACGCCAGAAAGAAAAATGGCACCGGCATTACGTCACTTGGCGCTACGGAGAACATGATAGTCTTTAGAAACAACGCCGCCACTAAATTCTCCTTTGATGGAGACGGTAATGCTTACGCTGATGCCGTGTGGACAGATTCTGCCTTTGACTTGGCTGAAGACTATGATGTGAGGGTAACAGCGGATCAAGACAACGATCCGGGAACCGTTCTCACAGTAGATTTGATCCATGATAATCGGTTGACGCCTTCCACGGAGAGTTACCAGGTTGTCGCAGGAGTTGTCAGTTATCACCAGGCGCAACTTGCAGACGGCATGAACAACATACGAGAGAAGTTTCCGTTGATGGCTCTACACACCTACGAGAACACACAGCCGGTTGCTTTGGTGGGACTAGTTCCGACAAAAGTGTGTGACGAGAATGGGCCAATCGGTCGTGGAGACCTGCTAGTCTCTTCCTCGAAGCGTGGCTATGCTATGCGGGCAGGCAAACTCGCCGCATGGCTGCACGGGGGAAGTCGGATTGAAGTTGGAATCGCCCTGGGCGAACTCAAGTCTGGAACAGGAGTCATCAACGCACAACGCTAGGAGAAGCCATGAAAAACACAGCACAACTACTTTATATCCTCTTGACGGTATTCCTTATCGGATGGTTACTGCCTGTGACAGCAACGGGAGAGGAGCGCATCCGTATTGTGGTCCCGGGGGGTTCCGTACAACTTTCTCCAAAGGAAAGTGTGAAAGTTCTGGCGGCGATTGACACAAACCGCCTCCCCGCCGTTCGGGCGATGCTGACTCTTCAGGCAATACATGCCGACTTGCAGCGCATGGCGACGGCAGTCAATACTGCCCAAAGATACTGGGAAACTTTGACGCCACAAGAACGTCAAAGTTTCGCGCTGGACATGCGTGAGGCAGCCGACACCCTATCGACAGCCGCACAAGGGCTGGAAGGTCGTGTGGTAACTGATAGAAAATCCGCAGCAGCAGCAGCAGCAGCAGCAGCAGCAGCAGCAGCAGCAGCAGCAGCAGCAGCCACCACTTCGACCAGCCGGTAGGGCATGCCAACTGTCCTGGCCATAGACGATGCGCCTCTCGTCCTCACCGTGATTAAGAGGGTGTTTTCCCTTCGCCATATCACGGCGGTTTGCTGCGGGAGTGCGGCGTCGGCGATTGTTCATCTGGCCGGGGGGTTAGACCCAGACCTGTTGTTGGTGGACTGGAAGCTCTCTGACGGGATGGATGGCATTGCATTTTACCTATATGTCGAGAAGCACTACCCAAAGCTCATAGATCGATTCGTGATGCTTTCTGCTTACGACTGGAATGATAATGCAGACGCAAAAAAGTTCGTGGAGGCGACGGGTTGTCGGTGGTTCATGAAGCCGACTGTTGGCAGCGCAGCGATCTGGATGGATGGGCTGCGCGGGGAAAGGAAGGGCTGAAAAATGTGCATCAGGCGACTAGGAGGTGGTGGGGGGACGGCAGTTCTTATCTTGGACGAAGACATGGATCTCCTGGACAGATTGAAACAGCTTTTGTCAGACAAGGAACAGGGCGTTCAGCATCTGGCCCGGATAACCATGGTATCGACCGCGACAGAGGCCGAGGAAGAGTTTCTTGAAGGTCACACTTACGACACCATGGTCGTGGATCTTCCGCTTGACCACTCGGACATGGCAGGAGTGGTCAGTAAGTTACGAGAAATGAAACACGGAGTCTCCTTCGTGGGTATTTACCCCGAGGAGAGTGTGGTCTCAACAGAGAATCACCGACTCTTCGATGACACGGTTCGGAAAGATAGCAATGGCTGGCTGAGTGAATTGGTATTGGCCGTCTGCATGGCCCCCCTCATGCAGCAATTGAAAAGAACTTGTAGGAGAGCTGAGAAAAGTCACCTGACACTGAATGGCAAGTAAGCACCCATGGTCTCCGACGACTTCCTGACAAAATACTTCCTCCCGCTCACACAAGACCTTTCGCGCCAAGCGAAGCAGTTAGAGCGCGTCGTGGTCAACAGTGAAATCTACGTGAAGCGGGCGGAGGAATCGTCCCGCGCCATCCAGTCTCACGGATCAGCATTGTCCGAACTGAGAGCATCTCTGGATCGACTTCATGACCGCCTCGACGGCATGCCACCCGCAGACGCCCTTCGCGTCACGCTTTGTCGGGTGAACGAGGAGATGTACCCCACCTGGCTCCACAGACAAGCCGCCGCTCGTGTGCGCGAGGAGCTACGGGAGCAGGGGGTCCGGGACCGCGCCTCGGCCTGGGTGTGGCTGGAGTCCTGGAAGGGAGTCTTACTCTTGATCGCAACCGCGTGCAGTGCCGTGGGTGGCGTTCTCTACGGTGTGCTGAAAGCCTGCGGGAAGATCCCGTAAAGGAGGTATCTCGTGGCCATTCCAAAGACCCGAATCACCGGGGCGATGTACGGCCCAAGCGGCGCCGCCTTGACGGGGCCGCTGACGGTCACCCTTCGGCTTAACCAACGCCTGATCATCCTGGACGACACCAACCCCGCATTGTGGCATGCAGTAGAGACTTTCCCCGTTACGTTTTCCATTGCCAACCCGGCAGCGGTGGACTTCTACGCTGTCCCCACAGGATCGGAGCAGGCGCGTGTCAGTCCGACAAATGCCTATTACAATGTGAGCATTCGTGATCCTTCTGGAACCATTCGCCTGGGGCGTTGGGTGGTTGCGGACAGTCCGACACCCGGGATGCAAAATCTCCGGGAGATTGACCCCAACGGTCCTGTGGAAGATGGCCTGGCGACAGCCTTCTTGTCGAGGCTTACGGGCGGGACGGTCTCCGGTCGCCTGATCCTCGCCCAACAGATGAGCATGCAAGCCGGAAAACCGATTCGCTGGCTGGATGACGGCGGCGTGGAAATCTTTCGCCTTCAAGTCGTTGGCGGGGCGCTCAAGGTGATCAAGGATAGCGTGACCGAGCTAGCGTCCTGGCAGACACCATGAGTACAACCATTTCTCCTGATGATCTGGTCCGCCTCGACAAGGATTCGCCCATAGTCATGGAGGCGGCAGTTCTTCTCTACGACATCACACTTCCTGCTGGTCCTTCGGGCAGGCTCCAGTTCTTTGTCGGCACTCCTGCGTTGACCCCGGGCCAGGATGCCACAGAATTCCCCGGGCCGGATCATGGTGAGATGTATTACTTCGTGGTAACTGGAGCCGGACCTTATACGCTAGAACTTCGAGACTCCGACGACAACCTGTTGGACTCCTGGACATGAAATGAGGCTTTGATGCGATACTTTCTTTGCTGGATGCTTGTGGTGGTTCTGATTTTCGGTATCAATTCGGCGGGTGCTGATCCGATTCTCGGCCATCAGTCCGTCGAACCTATGTTCCCGGAGACCGTTTCGTTGGCGCCTTCGCAAACCACCTCGGTCGTGGCGCTGACAACCAACGATACGATTCTCACCCTCTCCTGGGAGATGTCCACCTTCGGCACGTCGCCCTCGTTCATCTGTACCATCGAGAACTCTTCTTACAGGAGTGGACCCTTCACGAGCTGGACCAACGTCCCCCCCGAGGCATTCTCCACCGGCTTCACCAGCACGGCAACGGTAGGGGGCGTTCAGATGAAGGTGATGGAATCTCAGTGGAAGCGGTTCTCTTTCACCAACACGGACGACACCACTACGGAGTTCGACACCATCGACCTAAATCGGTAAGCGGCGGGCATGCACACACGGATCGGTCGATCCGATAGGATCGAGACGAAAGGAATGGCATGACGAAAATCACACGAGTTCTTCGAGAGGGACATCGGGGGGCCGACGTGAGGGCCGTCCAATTCTTTCTGCTGGGCGCCGACTTTCGAGGAGTTGGAAAGGCGGACGGCAAGTTCGGGCCGAAGACGAAAATAGCCGTTCAAGACTTCCAACAGTCGATGGACCTTGACTCGGACGGTCTCGTCGGTCCCAAAACTTTGGCCCAAATGATGCTGGCCGGATTAGACACGCTGGAAGACGACCGGGAGGAACAGATTAGCGCCTCCTGGCCTCCAGCGCCTCCGGATCTTCTGTTCCCTTCCCTGACCCGCGTGCGGCAGATGCTGGGCGGGAAGCTGTATCGGTATGAACGTCTGGATGCCGCCGGGAACATCAAGATCCTTGGGAAGTGGGAGGAGCAAAACATCGTTACCGTTCAGGTTCCTGAGTTGGCCGAGGCCACCGAAGGAAAGTACACCCGGATGCGGGTCCACAAGTCCATCGTAGGGCCTCTGTGTGACCTCTGGAGCGCCTGGAAGGCGGCGGGACTCCTGCACCTCGTCAAGACCTACGAGGGCGCGTTCGTGCCTCGTCTGATACGGGGGGGCAACAGCCTGTCCAACCATGCGTTCGGTCTGGCGTTCGACATCAACTACCAGTGGAACATGCTGGGACACCAACCCGCCCTCGCCAATGCGTTCGGTACCGTTCGGCCTCTTGTCCCGCTGGCCAACAAGCACGGCTTCTACTGGGGCGGACACTACTCGGGACGCAAAGACGGTATGCACATGGAGGCGACCTTGACCCTATAAATCCCAACTTCGACCGTCGCAAATGCTGTCTATATTTCCAACAGAAACTCCGAATGTTTCCGACATAACGAATATGCTACCCACAAGAGCCCCACGTCTGTTTAACCCCTTACTTCGTAGTAATCAGACGGGAAAGAAAGGAAACACAACCATGGTTCGATTCAAAACACTCTCCACACTTTTTCTCGCCTTTGCCTTCCTCATGGCCCCGACGTTCGCGCAGGAAGAGTCGTCCCCTTGGCCCTTAGATGTCCCTACGGTAGTCGGCGCTCTGACCGTCACGGCGCCCGTCTCCACCGCCCCCTCTCTCCCCGAGACGCCCGTCTCCACGGCAACGCTGATGGAGGCTGTGGGTGGCGTCGTGGATGCGCTCCCCTCGGTACCGGACTCCCCCAAGGGCGACCGAACGTGGCTGGTCTGGTTCTCGACACAGATCCGGGAGGCACTGATGGTCTTTCTGATGAGCGTTTTGTCTCTGGTGAGCTGGCAATTCCGAACCTGGGTTCGTGTGCGGACGGAAGCTTTCGAGAAAGAGCGCGGTATCGAAATCGCAGACCGCGTGGATGACGTAATTCACAAGCTGTCGATCCGCGCCGCCCTCGGCATCGAGCAAGTCGCCAAGGAGAATAAGACCCTCAACAAGCACATCATGTCCAACGCTGAGAAGCTGGAGTCCGCCGTAGCCAGTCTCCGGGGGCTTCCCATCGTCAAGGATCTGAGTGATGACGAACTTCGCGACCGAATCCGTCGCGCCGTTGGCGCTCTCCATCGGGGTGCGGCGTCGTTCTTGCCCGCCGTGACCACACTTCAGACGTTCGAGCCTGTCGTTGCCGCCGTCCCCACATCGGACAAGCCCTTGAACGGCTGAGGTGCTGCCATGTGGGACCTGTTGAAATTGGTCGTGGATCTGTTTTTCGAGTTCCTGGGGTTCCGCTCCGAGGAGCAGTATACGAAGTTAACCGCCCTTCGCGCAGAGACCGATAAGGCGGCGGCGGTGCATGCAGTGAACCAGGAGGCGGTAGTTGCCCGAGAGGTGGCCCTGGAGAACGAAAGCCGCTTTCTCAACAAGGCCATCGGCCTACACCAAGCCCTAGAAACGGATCGTCTTCATGAAGAAGTTCTTCGCGCTCAGGCTCTTTCCGTTTCTGACGAGGACCTGCTCCAGTTACTCCGCGCCTACCTATGAAAATTGTCTACCACAAGAACCCTATGTTTCGTAGTTTGGAGGTGACGCTCAACGGTGAGCGCCTGCCTAGTTTCTACGCCGCTGACGAGGAAAACCGGACAGTGGTGGTTCCGGCCCCTCGTCCGTTCGGTACAGAGCGTCAGATAGCCAAGACGACAAGCGGCTATCTGGAACAAACATTGACGGGCGAGGTGCATATCAGCATGCCCTCCATCCGGCAGTTGGAATGGATTGAACGGGGCATGCCGCCTTGTTTGGAGGCGACGTGCCCCGGGCTGATTCTGTCTTGCGATATGTCGGAGTGCCCGCTCGACCCCATTTGCATCCGGTGCCGGGCACAGTACAAACGAAACGATGTCCCATTACTTCGACGAAAGGTTTACTCATGCTTCGATTGTTGATTCTCGCGATGGTTTTGGTAGGGGAGGTGAGCGGGCAGGATCTCGTTCTCGTCAAGCCTGGAGAGCCCGCGCCCTTTGCGGGGTACTTGTACTCCAAGACCGCCGCGCTTCAGCTCAATCACAAGCTGGACCGTTACGAGCAGTTGAAGGTCCAGTATGAGGAGCTGCGTCAACTCAACGTGCAGGCGACGGCCAAGTACGAGCAGCGGCTGGAGAACAAGCAGCAGATGCTGGTTGCCGAACAGAAGCACAGTACCTCTTACCAGACGCTGGCGGACGAAACGCAGAAAGTCTTGCGGACCACACGACGCGAGGTGAAGTGGTATCGCAAGAAAGAGAAGATCAAGAGCTGGGGGCTTACACTCTTCGGCGTGCTGACGGGGAGCTGGCCCGCCATTGTCGCCGGCCAGCTCTAAGGGAAGCGCCACGAAATTGCTGTCATAACCTTAGTCGTCGTCAGCCACTCCGGTCTGCTGGCCCACCCCTCAGCTTTGATCTCCCTTTTCTTCGGCTGGCCGGTGTGGGCCGTGGGCCTTCTGGCGGTGGCTCTAGGGGGCCTCGGCATCCGTTAGGGGGATATCGGCCCGCAGAACGAGCGCCAGGGGCCTTCCTGGGTATGTAGCCGGGGCTACGTCGGGTCCAAGGGGCGGGCGTGCTCGCAGATCCACCACGTCTGCCCAAACCGATTGATCCACAGGCCCATCTTACCCTTGTGGGTGTGCCCCCCGGAGCATGTCCCGAAACCCTCGTAGTAGCCGTTTCGATACACGAGAAGATTGCGCCGAAGGTTGAACCCGTCCGCACCCGTCAACCACTTACAGACGGGTTTTCTTGTTGGCAGCTTCAGGACATAGGTTATATCAGTGGTCGCCATGGGACACCCCCGCACACAACGTACCACGCTCCGTACTCGTGGTCCCAACGAATTTCCAAAGGAGCAACCGTGGTGTTTGGGAGTATCAGAGAAACCTTTACCTCGGATCGGCTTATGCCGTCTGTTCGAGGTAGGGGGTAAAACAACTCCACGTCTAGGTGTTGATTCTCCAAGACGACGGGGGATGTTGCCGGGACAGTCTCTTCGTCAACGCGGGGACGAGGGCAGTGACAATTCTCCGGGCCAACGCCGGTACATTGGGGGCATGGTTGCATGAGGTCTCCTATTCTGTTACTTTGTGGTAATCGGACAGTGGTGCCCGCAGCGACCTAGCAGGACAACCGGCAACTTGTCGGGGGAGGCGTGGACCTTGCGGCATCTGGGGCACCGACACTTGCCGCTCCCGTGACAATACTCGCACCAAGCCTCTGCCCGTGTTTCCGGCGGCGGGAAATCTCCGGCGGCTTGCTCAAAGGCGGCTGCGGCGTCTACTCTCAGATTTTCGGCGGTCTTCATGAGAGTAGAACAGAGTGCTTGGACCCGCCTCCTGTCTTTGGACAGTATTTCTAGGCACATGGCAACGGCGTACAGATTGGAGCACCGTAGGATTGGCTCCAATCGTTTTGTGATTGCAGCCAGGGAGACACATCCCCTAGACGGACGAAGAAAGTAATACTCTCCCGAGGCGCGGACCTGACAAGGCATGTCCAACAATTCCAGGAGGCGCCGGACGATCACTTCCGGCTGCTCCATCCATGTCGGATGTGAGTTTTTCATGGTATGTCCTTGTGAATTACTGCGTAGTAATCAAGCAGTTCGATACCGCTTGCTTGAAAATATCCCGCAGCATATCGACCGTGCAGAGTGGAAACACTTCTTCGCTCAGCCAGACGGTTCCCGGCAGGTCGTCTCGCCGTACGTGACACCCGTAGAGTTGCAGCTCGCCTTTGAATTTTGGGTAGGACTTGAGCAAGCCGCGAATCACTTCAGAAGTTGCTCGGTACCCGCGAATCACAGCTAGACTACGGGTGCCCTCGGGCGTCTTGATCTGAAGCGTGAAGCTGTAGCGTGAAGGCTTAGGGCGCATGAGTTAGTCTTCCAATTGATCAGCGACGATGTTGAGTAGTTGATTGACAGAAACCTGATCCGCAAGAGACGGCTTCACTGGATTCCCCGACCTCTTCCGTCAAGGCAAAGGGGTGGTGGTTCTGCCATGGGTCTTAACGATCTTGCCGCAGTAACAACAAAGGATACTGTCTGATGGCGTCTTCATGTTGCTATCCCGTCTTTCGAGTCAAATACCCTTCACCAATCTGCTTGAGAACGACGCGCCCGATTCGATCATCAAACCGCTCTTGCTTCGGGCGCACAACGAAACCCTCCCGGACGTTATCCGCCGCTGTCACGGTCGTCCCTTCGGCGTAGGCCAGTAGGCTCTCGTCCCACGGTCCGCTGTACAGCAGAGGGACCACGGGCAGGTGCATGGCGCGGCAGAGATCAGAGAAATCGCCGTAATCAAGATATCGCCCGATCTTCCCAACGAAGGCGTCGAAGAACGCCACGTACAGCTCTCCCGGCTTGGCGCCGTAGCGGAGATCCTGCACCCATCCGTACACCTCGCCATAGAACACGACGCCGGGTGCTTGTGATAGCTTATCCAACAGTCTGTACTGCTCGGCCACACGCCACCAGAAGCTAGACTTGGCCGGTTTCTTAATCTGGCGGTGCGATCCGCACCAGAGCCGCCCGTCCTTGTAGCACCAGCGGCCATTGGCGCCATGCAGCTTCTCCGTGATGGCGACAGGCTCTCCGGGCTGGAGGATGTCGGGCCAGCGACGGAGGCCCTCGATATCCGTGTAGACTGGCATGAAGCCCGGATCTTTCTCCGCTTCGCCGCCG